CTAGAGCCAGAGGTGGAGTAATTGATGAAGGAAATTTAATTTATTTATTTGATATGGGTATTAACTCAGCACAAGCACAAGCTGAAATATATTCTTATTTACAAATGGAAAATAAATTAATGAATGAAGGTAAAGCACCTACACATGAAATGACTATGCAATGGTTAGAAGCATGTGCTGATAAATTTTCAGGTGATGCAGAAAAATTTGCAGAACGTAGAGGCTTTAAATTATATGATGAAGAATCATTAAATACTAAGTTAATAGATAATAAGGATACAACAAATGGCAAACAAAATAATTAAATACACATTAACTAATTCTGGAACTATTCCAGGTTATATAGCTGATGGTGGTTATTACCCAAAAGCAAACAGTAATGCATCTCCTCAAGATTATGATATGATTGGTGCTACTGTAGATGGATCAAGTGAAACTGGATTAGGTGAACTTGCAAATGAAGCAGCAGTGAAAACTTATTTAGATAGCTACACATCTGATTGGAAAGATATAGATGAAAATGGCAACGAAATAGATTTTAATCAAACTACTGCAGCAGCTGGCATTTGGGCTAAAAAAATAGACTAAGGAATTTAAATGGCTAACTACCCACAACTTGACGATTGTTCAGGTGTATGGACTTTGAAAGAAGTCAATGAAGCTATCATGGGTGGTTATTGGCGTAATGCAAATGATAGAGCAATAGTTGGAGGTGGTTTTACTCCTAGTTATACAAATACTATTGGTCATTTTAAAATGGCTAGCTCTGGAGATGCAACAGATTTTGGTGACTTAAGTGACAGCAGAGGAGAGTTTGGTGCAATGTCAAACTTTACTAGATGTATATTTGCAGGAGGAAATTCATCAACATCTCCTAATTCAACTAATATAATAGATTATGTTATATTTAATACAGAAGGTAATGCTGCTGACTTTGGAGATTTAGGTGCATCAACCTATCGTTCTTCAGGAGTTGGGGGTAATGCAACAAGAGGAATTGTTACTGAAGGAAATTCTGATGGAGATCAACTTCAATATATAACACCAAGTAGCACAGGTAATGCTGTAGATTTTGGTAACAGAACATTATCAGGAACTTTTGTAGCTGGTGTAACTTCACCAACTAGAGTTTGTTTTGGAGGAGCATTTACACCTTCTGTTTCTAATGTTATTGATTTTGTAGAAATAGCAACCACTGGTAATGCTGTTGATTTTGGAGACTTAAGTAATTCATTAAGAGATGCAGGTGGATGCTCTAGTTCTACTAGGGGTGTATTTATCGGAGGTTTAACTCCTTCAAAATTAACAACACTAGATTCTATTACAATAGCTTCACAAGGTAATGCAGTTGACTACGGTGATTTAATAACTGCAAAAAGAGGCCCTGCAGGAGTATCAAATAGTGTAACTGGTTTTGCTGCAGGAGGAGATACAGGAAGTACAGTAAATGTAATAGAAAGTTTTAGAATTAGTAATGGAGGAACTGCAACAGATTTTGGAGATTTAACAACAACTTCAAAAAATGCAGCAGCAAATTCAGCATCACATGGTGGTTTAAATGATGGGTATCAAGGAACAAGAATAGCACCGATAGCAACAGGTGGTGGAGTAGGACAAAGAGGTTTATTTGCTGGAGGTTCTCCAACAAGATCTACTATTAGAAAAGTTCACATATCTACTGATGGTAATACAAATAATTTTGGAGACTTATCAGTTGGTAGAAGACAATTTGTTGGTGGTGGTAGTGGTTTAACTAGAGGACTTTTTGGTGGTGGATATAGCCCTGGTGCTCATAGTGATGTAATAGATTACATTACATTTTCTCATGAAGGTAATGCTGCTGATTTTGGAAATTTAAGTGCTACAGGTGAAGATGGTGCTGGACTTGCTAATGAAACTAGAGCTGTTTTTGCAGAAGGTGTTAATGCAGGAACTACCATAGTCGATACCATATCTTTTGTAACAATTGCAACTATAGGAAACATAACCGACTTTGGTAATTTGTCTGCTTCAAGACATAGTATAGGTGCTTTGGCTAGCACAACTAGAGGTGTATTTGGTGGTGGAAGAGCAGGAGCATCTCCAAACCCACTTGTAAACATTATGGAGTATATAACAATTGCTTCGGCTGGTGATGTTACAGACTTTGGAGACTTATCACAAACTAGGGCTCAAGTCGCACCAACTTCTTCTTCAGTTAGAGGTGTGTTTGCAGGAGGAACTACACCTAATACTTCAACAGCTGTAAACACGATAGATTTTATTACGATAGCTTCAACAGGTGATGCTACAGACTTTGGAGATTTAACACAAGCAAGATTTGGAATAATGGATTCTGTTGTTTCTAATTCTATAACAGGTATTTTTGGTGCTGGAAGAACACCTAGCAATCAGAACACAATAGATAAAATTACTATAGCATCCGCTGGTGATGCAACAGATTTTGGAGATTTAAATGAAACTACAAACAATGTTTGTGGAGCATCTAATGGCCATGGAGGATTAAGTTAATGGCTATTTGGGATATTAAAGAACGATATGATTTAGTTAGATCTAATGACATTAGAGGATCTAGAGCAATATTTATGGGTGGTGGTGCACCAGGTGATAGTAATGTTGTTGACTTTGTAAACATGAGCAGTGCAAGTGATTTTTCTGATTTTGGAGATTTAAGTGCAGCTAGAGACTTAGCAGGTGGTGGTGGTAATTTAACTAGAGCTGTATGCACTGGAGGTCATGAACCTTCTAATGTAGATAGAGTAGATTACACTGAGATAAAAACAACAGGTAATTTTGCTGACTTTGCTGATTTGTCGGTAGGAAGATCTTATCTTTCTGGCATGGGAAATCTTACAAGACAAGTATCATCAGGTGGTTTAACCCCTAGTCATTCAGACGTACAAGATGTTTTACAATATGCTATTTTAAGTAATGCTATTGATTTTGGAAACTTAACATCAGCAAAAGCATTAGATACAAATAGTGGTAGTTCTACTAGAGGTATTAGTGCTGGGGGAGTTGTAAATCCTGGTGGTGGAAATCAAAATTTAAATATTATAGATTTTATTACGTTTGCAAGTGCAGGTAATGCAACAGATTTTGGTGACCTTACTGCCACACAAAGAAGTCAATCAAGTTTTAGTAGTAATACTAGAATGTGTATGGTTGGTGGACAAGCACCAGGTACGACTAAAATAGAAAAAATTGAAATTGCAACGACAGGTAATGCTACAGATTTTGCTGATGCAATAGCAGGAACTACTGAAAATGGTAGAGGAACATCAAATAATATTAGAGGTATATACAATAGAGGTGGCGTTGTTAATACAGTCCATCAATTGAATATTCAAGATGGAGGAAATGCAATAGACTTTGGTGATTTAACTGTTGCAAGAACAGCTGCTCACGCTGCTTCAAATGGTCATGGTGGTTTAGAAACAGGTGTAGTTCAAAGACCATCAGTAACCTATATGCCTGGATCAGGGAGAATATTTTTTTCTGGGGGAAGTTCAGCTATAAACACTATTGAATTAGTAAATGCAGGCAGTTTAGGTAATTCTTCAGATTTTGGAAATTTAAGTGTTGGTAGAAGAGGTGCAGCTGGATATAGTTCTTTAACAAGAGGAATGACAGGTGGAGGTTTTACTCCTGGTGCAACTGATGTAATTGATTCTTTTGAAATGGCTTCACTAGGTAATGCAGCCGATTTTGGAAATTTAACTGTTTCTAGATTAAGTTCAGGTGCTTCCAACCAAACTAGAGGTTTACACATGGCAGGTGGAACGCCTACTAGAGGAAATGTAATAGATTATGTAACTATTGCTTCAGCTGGTAATGCTACAGATTTTGGAGATACAACTATTAATGTTTCTCAAGGAGGTGCTACAGCTAGTCCAACAAGAGCAGTAAGAGGTGGTGGATCACAACCTAGTCCTTATACTAATGTTTTAGATTATGTAGAAATAGCTTCAACAGGAAACGCTACAGATTTTGGTGATCTTACAAATTCAGTTAATGAAATTGCAGCTATATCTTCTAGTGTTAGAGGTTGTTGGGCAGGTGGTCAAATAGCACCATCTGATGCAAACAGTAATATTATAGAGTATATAACAATCGCATCTACTGGTAATACCACTGATTTTGGAGATTTGACTGTTGCTAGATCAGGTATTGCAAGAGGTTCTTCTTCTAGTAATATTAGAGGTTTATATGGATCTGGAGATAGTAGCAATGTAATAGATTTTATAACTATAGCTTCTACTGGTAACGCTACTGATTTTGGAGATACACTTTCTTCTAGGGCTGCTGCTTCTTCACAATCTGATTCACACGGAGGTTTACAAGGTTAATTAATTATCCCCCTCAAAATTTAACAAGGGATATATGAAAGACGAACTATTACAAATTTTTCCAATACCTTTACTTATTACAAAATATGAAAATGATTTAAGTAAAGAAATAAATTATGTAGATAATTTAAGTTATACAGAACAAAAACAAAATTATAATTTTAAATCTACAAATAGTTATTTATTAGAGTTAGAAGAATTAAAAAATTTAAAAAACTTTTTTTATGAAAGTTTAAATAAATTTACTAAAAACATATCTCAATCAGATCAAAGATTAGTTATTACTCAGTGTTGGGCTAACAAAAATCCACCAGGTTCAAGGCATCATGAGCATGTTCACCCTAACAGTATTTTAAGTGGAGTGTTTTATTTAAGACAAGATAAAACATTACCTCCAATACAATTTGCTAAATCAGTGCAAGCTGCTATGAAACTTGATCCTAAAAAATATAATAATTTAAATTCAGAATCATTTATATTACCTTGCACGGCTGGAGAATTATTATTATTTCCATCAGATTTAAAACATAGTGTACCTACAAATACAGGAACACAATCTAGATTAAGTATTTCATTTAATACATTTAGCATTGATGCATTAGGTTCAGAAAACTCTCTAACACATTTAGATATAAGGAGAATAATGAATGAACACAATTGAAGATTATATTATAGTTGAGAACACTATACCAAAAGAATTATGTAAAGAATTAATAGATGAATGTAATAAAAAAGAATGGAAAAAACATACTTGGAATAATTATGCAACAGGCACATTTGAATCTGAACCTACAAAAGAATTAGATGTAATGTCTTGCACACAAGAACAACAAAATAAAATTACACCTTATTTAGTTGAAGCATTAGGTAGATATCAATTAAAAGTATCTGTACCAGGAGAAAAAACTGAAGGGCCATTTTTAACAAAATTTAGTCCTATAAGATTTAATAAATATGAAGTAGGTAATACTATGAGAAAACATTATGATCATATTCATAGTATATTTGATGGTCAAATGAAAGGAGTACCTATAGTATCTATTGTAGCAAATCTTAATGAAGACTATGAAGGATCAGAATTTATGTGTAGAGAAAAAGAAATAAAATTAAAAACAGGAGACATACTAATGTTTCCATCAAATTTTATGTATCCTCATGAAGTAAAAGAAACAACTAAAGGGGTTAGATATAGTTTTGTGAGCTGGGCATTTTAATGGCACGAAAGTTTAAAGATTTTG